TTGGAGTCTATCTCCTTCTGGGCGGGCTTGCGCTGCTGGGGGATCACGTCCCGGATACATTAGGCGGTGCGTATAACACAAAGGGCGGAATGAACGCGATCATTAAGAGCGGAAAATTCATCTGAGGTGAAGCAAATGACGTTGTATTTCTATGAAATCGGAACAGATCAGCCCGTACTGACCGTCGAAAACGCGCAGAGTTACACAGCGGACAGCGTGACGGCTGCGGATGGGACGGTATACGCGCCGCTGGCAGAGGGCTATGAGCTGTCCGGCAAGGCGGACTGCTCGGAAACGCTGCGGGCGGACTACCGTGCGGCACATCCCACACAGGAGACACGGCTGGAGGAGCTGGAAACGCTGGTGGCGGCGCTGCTGTTCGGAGGTGAGGAAGCATGATGCTGAAGCTGAAGCTGCTGTACCGCGTGGTGCGGCGCAGAGTGGAGCGGGGCGAGGACTTGTCCGAGGTTTTGAAGGACTATCCCCGCCTGACGGCGGAACAGCGGGCGGAGATCGTCGAGACGTTAAGCAAGGGATAAAGGTGAAAAAAGCAAATGCGGCGCATCTCCGAAAAAAGGAGATGCGCCGCTGTTTTTCATCAAAAATGACAAAGCAAGGCGGTTTTGTGGAATTTGCGCTTCATTTTTTGGAAAAATGTGCTACACTGGGTAGAGCGGAGCACGGCTCCGCAGAGACAGTGTGAAACGCAGGATTCGGATGAGGGAGAGCAATATGGTACTGAGTAAAGTGGAAAAGCCTGCCATTGAAGCGGTGCTGGTGGATGCAAGCGCGGCGAAGCTGAAGGAACTGGCAAAGAATTACTATGTCAAGGGCTACTCCAAAATGAACAAGCCCGCGCTGGTACAGGCGGTGAGCACCGCCCTCCGGGAGCCGGGGCGCATGGAGGAGTTTCTCTACATCATCGACCATCCGACTTTCCTGCTGTTCAGGCGGGCGGCAAAAAGCCGGGAGCCGGTGAAGGTGAAGAAGGCCCCGCCTGAGCAGTGCAATTTGTTGGAGGATCTCGGCTACCTTGTCTGCGATGCTTCTCAGGAGGATCTGATCGTGACGGTCCCCGCCGAGATCAGCGAGGTGTTTCGCCAGCTGGAGCGAGAGGGCTTCACGGAGCGAAAGGCGCGCTATGATCTGCTGGACAGCTATGCCATGGCCACGGTCCATCTGTACGGCGCTATCAGCCAGTTGGATCTTGTGGACATCTTCAACCGTCAGAACAGTCAGCCCACCTCAGAGGAGGAACTGTTCCCGGCTTTGCTCCGCCATGTGGCCGTGGGCGCGCCCTACTGCTTCTGGGAGGAGTATATCGTCTGCGGAGAGTTCGAGGAGAATGACTTTGAGGATGTGCGGGACCTGATGCGCCAATGCGGCGGCAAGCCCCGGTATATTCCGGAAAAGGACGAACTGCTGCGCTATGCCGACTGGAGCTACTATGAGCGCACACCGCAGATGGACGCACTGACTGCCTTTCTGATGAACGAGGGGCATCAGCCCCGCCGGGACGCGGAGGAGATCGCCGGGGAGATTCAGTATGCCTGCGTTGTGGAGGCCGGCATGGAGCAGATCTACGATATTCTGGTCGACTATGACATGGAGCTTGACGGCAGCGCCGTCGAAGCCTTCGTGAAGGCGATGATGTCCGTCAAAAACAACACACGGCTCTGGGTCAACAAGGGCTACACGCCCAACGAGTTGGCCGCGCTCTACTACCGGGGCGCATCGACAGCGGATGGGACCGGCAGAAAGAAGATTGGCCGGAACGATCCCTGTCCCTGCGGCAGCGGGAAGAAGTTCAAGAAGTGCTGCGGGCGGTAAAGCTGCGCCCCCCTGGTGGCAATGGGCGTAAAGGCATTGCACTATACAAGCAACGGCAGAGGACATATGTCCTCTGCCGTTGTTTTTTCGGTGGCGGCTGACGGATACGGTCCGCACTCAGAGCCGCTGATTCTTTTCGATGTCCAGAAAATACTTGTAGGTATCCACGGTCAGCTCGCCGCAGGCCGCCTCGTCGCAGGCGATGATGGCGCCGTTGTGCATCTGAAGGGTGGAGCAGGTCCACTTCTGGCTTA